AAATAAATTAGGTAGAAGTCAAATACCTTTTGCAACTAATAAAACTATTGCCAATACTGCATTTAGATTAATGACAGTAACAAAAGAAACAATGGGTAAGTATGTTGATCGACCAACTAGGCTTACTAAAAATTCAGTAAGATATGAAGCGCCTAAGAATAAGAAAGCTTTACCAATTGGTTATGTTTATTTTAGTGAGTTGGTTAGTAAGTATTTAAAGTATTCTATTTATGGTGGTATGCGTCCATTTAAAAAGGGTAGAGTATTACCAACAAGAAACATATCGACTAATGCTTTTGGTAACATAAGAAACCATCGTAATATAATATCAACATTAAAAAATAAGAAAGATCATTTTATAAATTCAACTGGAATTTTTAAAAGATCGAAGAAAGGAACGAATAAACTTTTATATTTATTCGAAACAAGAGCAGTTAAATATAAAAAGACTTTCCCATTCTTTGAACGAATGAATTTAATTGCACCAAAAGTTTTTGACCATCACTTTAAAAAGAACTTACAGAAAGCAATCGACAACACTAAAGAATTAATCGCTAAAGGAGTATTAAGGTAAATAACCCGCATAAAAACTAGGTTCTTCCTGAGGTTTCTATCGACGGTATTTTCCCGACGGTATGCCTTTTGTAGCGACAGAAAAATTATTTTATATATCACAATGAGTTATATTCCTCAACCAATGACGGCAAGTCAACTCGTTACCGAGTTAAACATCGACCGTCGAAAACTAGGACAAGTATTAATTAAATGCGATGTCGTAAAACAAAGTGGTAAGATAAAATATTACTTGGTTCAAGATGTAGTCAAACATCTTTACATCAAGGACAACACAGTAATAACAATAGAAGAAGCAAGAAAACAAAAGGCTATTGCCGAAGCTGAACTATTGCAACTCAACTTAGAACGAGAAAAAGGCAACCTACTAGATAGAGAACTCATTGATAAACAATGGGCTAACTTAATCATGGCTTGTAAGAACAAGTTAAATGCGTTGCCGAATAAACTCGCACCAATGCTCGCAGTAGAAAGCGGAATTGATGTAGTTAAAAATATGTTGAGTCTAAATATTAACGAAGCCTTAACAGAATTATCTAAAGGGGACGAAATTGAGTTTGTTAGCAATAAACAGGATAAAGAACACGGTACTAAAAGCAGTACAAATGTTCGAACCAATAGAACCATTAACAATAAGTGAGTGGTCTGAAAGATACAGATATTTAAGCGCCGAAAGTTCTAGCGAAAGCGGTAAGTATATGATCGCTCGTGCTGAGTATCAGCGCGGTATGATGGACGCTATAAGCGACCCAAGTATTAGACGGGTTGTCTTTATGACAAGTTCACAAGTTGGTAAGACAACTTTATTAGAAAATATAATTGGTTACTTTATACACTACGAACCATCGCCGATATTAATGGTTCAACCAACGCTATCAATGGCGCAAGCTTTTAGTAAAGACCGTTTAAGTTCAATGATAAGAGATTGTCCAATACTAACGGACAAGGTTAAAGCACCAAGAGAACGAGATAGTGGAAACACAGTTTTACATAAAACGTTTGTTGGTGGTCATATAAGTTTAGTTGGTTCTAACTCAACAAGTTCGTTGGCTTCAAGACCAATAAGAGTTTTATTATTAGATGAAGTAGATCGTTTTGAGATAAGCGCAAGTGAGGGCGATGTAGTTAATCTTGCAAGTAAAAGAACAACTACTTTTTGGAATAATAAAATTGTTATGGTTTCAACACCAACAGTTAAAGGTCTATCGAGAATTGAACAAGAATATGAGTTAGGCGATAAAAGAAAATTTTATGTCCCTTGTAATAATTGTAGCGAGGAACAAGTATTAGAATTTAAGCAAGTTAAATTTCTCAAAGAGAAATTAAACGAAGCTTATTATGAGTGCAGATTTTGTGGCGATCAATGGGACGACAGTAGAAGATGGAAAGCAATTAGAAAAGGCTATTGGAAAGCAACAGGCGAACCAACAGGGATTGCAAGTTTTCACTTATCAGAATTATATAGTAGTTGGTCAAGACTAGAAGATATTTCAAGAAATTTTTTAGAAGCTAAAAAACTTCCTGAAACATTAAAAGTTTTTGTAAACACTTCGTTAGGCGAGAGTTGGGAAGATAAAGGTACGGGGCTTGATATGGCGCTCAACGAACGAACCGAAGATTACACACCTGATTCTATCCCCAATGAGTCGTTAATCATCACGGCGGGGATAGATGTCCAAGCTAATAGACTAGAAATGTCTGTAATGGCAGTTGGACTAGATGAAGAATTATTTATTTTAGATCACATAGTTTTATACGGCGACCCAAGTACAACGACGCTATGGTTAAAGTTAGATGAAGAATTAAAAAGAACTTACAAAAGAGAAGATGGTAAGTTAATGACTATTACCTCAGCTTGCGTTGATAGTGGTTATTATACAAATCAAGTTTATTCTTTTTGTAAATCTAAAGTAGCAAGACGTATTTATGCAATCAAAGGAATTTCAGGTAACAAACCTTTATTCCCAAGACGTGCAAGTATTAACAACGTTATGAAGTGTCCATTGTTTACAATTGGAGTGGACTCAGCAAAAGATATTTTATTAAGCAGATTAAAAATTGAGAAGCACGGTTCAGGATATGTTCACTTTCCAAAACACCTAGACACGGAATATTTTTTACAACTTCAATCTGAAAGAATTAAAACAAAATTTTTAAAAGGAATTGCAACTAGAGAGTGGGTGCAAGTAAGAAAAAGAAACGAAGCTTGGGATTGCCTAGTTTATGCTTACGCAAGCTTTATATCTCTCAATGCAAACTTAGAAAAAATCAAAGAAAGTTTAGACAAAGCACCTAAACAACAAAAAAATAAACCTACATTTAAAAAAAATTTTATAACGGATTGGCGAGATTAATGAGTAACCTATTAGACAACATACAAAACAGAATACCTTATACCATTTACGCGGGCGATACCGTTAAATGGAAACTACAAAATTTACATAATGATTATGCAAATAATTTATATACTCTAACCTATTATTTTAGATTAGAGGGTGGCGGTTCTACTAACTTTACAGTGAACGCTTCCGCTTCATCAAGTGACTATTTAATAACTTTAGCACACGGCGTTACTGCGGGCAAAACTGCGGGCATTTATAATTACGTTGCTTATGTTACGCGTGCTAGTGATAGTGCTAGAATTACAGTTGATGTTGGTCGTATAACGGTTAAGCCGAATTTAGCGACAAGTTCAAGTGAAACAAAATCTCATGCTAAAATTATGCTCGATAAGATCGAGTCTTTATTAGAGGGTAAGGCAGACAAAGATGTTGCGTCTTATTCTATTGCGGGTCGTTCGTTACAAAAAATGTCGGTTACTGAATTATTGGAGTGGAGAAATTATTACAAAGCTGAATACAATATAGAAGTATCTAAACAAAGAAACGCTAACGGCGACGGTTCAGGCAATACAATTAAAGTAAGTTTTGGAAGTGGGAATTTTGGTTACTTAGACAGATCAACAAGAAAATATAAAATCGGTAACTAAAGGAATTTATTAAATGGCTAAATGGTATGAGTTTTTTAAAAAAGATAGAATTAAAAAAAGGGGTTTTGACGGCGCGGGTTCAGGAAGGTTATTAAATGACTTTGTTGGAACAACAAGATCGTTAGACGATTTACTTAAAAACGATATAAGAAAATTAAGAGATAGATGTCGAGATTTATCAAGAAATAATGAGTATGTTAGACGTTATATAAATCTAATGAAAACAAATGTTGTTGGTTCTCATGGAATTAAACTTCAAGTTAGAGCAAAAGACAAAGATCAAAATTTAGATTACATCGCTAATAATATTATTGAGAGTAGATGGAAGCGTTGGATTCAAGCCTCTAATTGCGATGTATCAGGTAGATTAAGTTGGTTAGATATGCAGAACCTTTTGGTATCTACATTGTTTACAGACGGCGAAGTGTTAATCCAATTTATAGAAAACGCTGATAACGATTTTAAATTTGCAGTTAATTTTTTAGATTGTGATTTAATTGACGAAAATAAAAGTGGATATAACGGCGAGAACGAGATTAGAATGGGAGTCGAGTTTGATTATAAAACTAGACGACCCGTTGCTTATTATTTATTTGATAAGAACCCACATGAACATTATTTCGTTGGTGGTAGAACAAGCTCTAAATCTAAAAGAACGAGTGCAGAAAATATTTTACATATCTTCATGCCTGAAAGACCAAACCAATCAAGAGGTTATAGTCCGATCTCTAGTTGTCTAAAAGAATTAAAAATGCTTCATGCTTACGCGGAAGCTGAGTTAGTTGCTTCAAGAGTTAACGCAAGCGCAATGGGTTTTATTACAACGCCTAGTGGCGATGGTTATGTTGGCGAAGATACTGCGGGAGATAATTTTAACCCATCAATGAATGTTGAAGCAGGCACCATACAACAGTTGCCAAGTGGTTCAGACTTTAAAAAGTTTGATACATCACACCCAACAACTGCGTTTGACCCTTTTGTAAAAAGTATATTAAGACAAATTTCGGCGGGATTAAATGTTTCGTATAACGATTTAAGTAATGATTATAGTAGTGTTAATTATTCATCACTAAGACAAGCAAGTTTAAACGATAGAGATTATTATAAAACAGTTCAACAATTTGTAATAGATCATTTTTGTAAGCCCGTTTATGAGTCATGGTTAAAAATGTATTTAACAAGTAGCGACGAACAATTATCGCCGTTGCCAATGTCAAAATATAATAAATTTAACGATACTGTTTTTATACCTCGTGCTTTCGATTG